CAGCCGTGAGGCCCGCTAGTTCCCTGATAAGTAATGAAAGATTGAGATACTTATCTAGCCCCCTTAATAAAGGCGACTACTGCCGGAGATTTTTAGAATGAATGAATTTAATATAATGACGGATGATAAATCCCTGATTAAAGCCCATGCTATCAACACCTATGATCTGAGATTATCAATGAACATGAGCGTAGCAACTATGCGCGAAAAGATTGTTGAGTACTGCATAAAGAACAATCTCGAAGTACCTGTTTTAGAGGTTCACTCCAAACAAGATAAAGCCGATCTTAGAAATAAAAAGAAAGTAAAACTAATTACCATTAATGTCCAGAAGTCTGACAAGCCTGGTGGCCGTGAGCCTGCCGTTGTTGGCGTGCAGTGTGTTCTCTACACCATTCCACGTGGCATTAATATCAATGTATCACCATCCATTGTTGAAGCGCTTAAAAACGCTATCACTGATAATGTCACGCAAGACCCGGACGATGGCGAGATATTGCATGATGAAGTGCCTACTTACGCCTTTTCAGTACTGGGTGAAGTGCAAGCAGCTTAACCATGAATTATTTAGCCCTTTGTCAGCGAGTAGTACAGGAAGCCGGTATAACCGGTGGTGGTCCTACTACTGTTGAGAATCAAAGCGGGCAACTGGCTAAAGTAGTGGGCTGGGTACAGCAAGCATGGACTGACATACAGCTTATGCGTGATAACTGGAATTTCATGCAGGAAGAGTTTACCTTCAATACTGTAGCGGCAACACGTGATTACCTGGCTGCCGATTACAGCATTACTGATATGAAGCTATGGGATACCGGCTCATTTTTGATTTATGAAACCGCGTTAGGTGAATCAGATCAAAATGAGCTCAGGTATAAAACCTATGGCCGCTGGCGTGATGAACATCGTAACAGAATGAATGACAGGCCAGATGAGCGGCCCCAGTTATTTACTCTCATGTCGAACAATAAGGTGCGCTTTGAGCCGCGCCCGGATAAAGAATACACAATCGATGGTGATTACAAACGTAGTTCGCAGGAATTTACTGCGAATACTGACGTACCCACTAACCTACCCGACGACTTTCACATGATAATCGTGTGGCAAGCCCTCAAATATTGCGGTTTCTATGAAGATGCACCCGATGTATTGGACGAAGCCGAGACTAATTTTGATAACTTGCTACTTCGGTTGGAGATAGAGCAGCTCCCTGAATTTAGCGAGGATTATAAGGCTCTAGCATAATGCGCCGGTCCACTCGAGCACGCCGCCCAAATAACAAGGTGCAGCCTAAATATTTTGCCCTAAAAGGTGGGTTGAATTTAGTTGATGCCCCTATCACTATGCCAGCCGGTATGGTGCTTGCCGCTGTTAATTACGAACTGCTATCACGTGACGGTTATCGTCGTGTTGATGGCTATGAGCGTTTTGATGGTCAAACATCACCATCTGATGCAAGTTACTGGGTATTGGATTTTGACACTGGCACTGATCAGTCAAGCCCTTATGAAGTGACGCCAGTGGGCGCAATAGTCCATGGTGGTACCAGTGGCGCTACCGGCAAGATACTTTCAGTTATTGAAGATAGCGGAGATTGGCAGACCGGTGATGTAGTTGGCCAGCTGGTTATAACCGATGTTGTTGGTTCGTTCCAAGATGATGAGGCCCTGCATTTTACTAACGCAGGCGATGAGTACAATTACGAATATTCAAGTGAGTTTGCATAATGGCTGATACGATTAGAGATAAAGCGGAACTATTAGCACTGGTCCAGGTTGGTGTTGCCGGTGGCATTGATGCCCAGGCTATGCGCGATATGCTGGTTTCAGTGTTCGGTGTTTATGGTTCGATAGTGGTACAGGGCGGCTCTACTGCTCAGGCGTTTGCCTCTGGTGTAGCCGAAGTAATGACCGAGTGGACTGGTAACGGCACCACTAATGACGGCATGACTCCAGATTATGCAAACAATAAAATAACCATTGATAATGATGGAGTCTACAAAGTAGATTTTTTTTGCTCATTCCAGGGTAATAACCCGATTGTTAATGAGTTTGAATTGCGTATTGATGGCGCAGCTACAGATATCGGTTTCCAGCGTAAAACGTCGAGCGCTGACGTAGGCTCAGGCAGTTTTTCTGCTGTTGTAACTCTTGGCGCAACAGAAGAGCTATCAGTGTGGTTTACCGGTAACGGTGTTAGTAACTTCACTGCTGTAGACGCAGCTTTAGTGGTTACAAGGATTGGCTAATGGGCCTGATAGCAACAGCAATAGCAGACGGAGTAAATATAGAGCGCGGTGCTGACACGCCGGCTAATGATTCTACTTATGCTCAAGATGCTATTGAAACCCAAAGAGATAGCATATTAAAGGTTGGTGCCTCAGACGGTTCCGGTCTGGTTCGTGGTGTGCATGTATTCCAGGGTGATGCCTACGCATTTAGAAATAACACGCTTGGAACAGAGTGTTTGATGTGGAAATCAACCACGGACGGTTGGGTGCAGCAGGATTTAGGCAATAGAGTTTCTTTTACGCTGGGTACAACAGAATTTTTAGAAGGTGAGACACTTACACAGTCAGGCACCACTTCAATAATTAACCGGGTTATTGTTCAGTCTGGTACTTGGGCGGGTAATGATGCTGCTGGTTATTTGATTATAGGTGATATCACATCAAGCCCCTATGCTGTCGGTGTTGCTACCAGCGCCAGTGGTTCAGCAACATTAAGTGGTGCTGAGACTGCTAATACATTACAGCCAGGTGGCCGCTTTGAATTTGAAAACTATAACTTCTATGGCACGACCTTTACTAAGCGTATGTATGGTGTCGATGGGGTTGGTACTGCTTTTGAGTGGGATGGTTCTACTTTTGTTCCATTTTTCACCGGCAATATTATCGATGCGCCTATCCATCTTGCAGTTAATGAATACCACCTTCAATTAGTTTTTGCTAATGGTTCCCTGCAAAACTCATCTACTGGCCTGCCTTATTTATGGGCAGGACTTGGCGCAGCTGAGATCGGGTGTGGTGATGATATTATCGGCCTTAAAAAAGAGGTAGGTGTTGCGTTAGCAATAGTCTGTCGCAATCGCACGCTCGAGTTACAGGGTAAAAACACAGATGCCCAGCCGTGGGACCTAAAAACGATATCAGAAGAGTCAGGCGGCATTGAGTGGACCGTTCAGCGTATTGGTAAAACCCGGTTCTTAGATGATCGTGGCTTTACTGAATTGCGGGCCGTGCAAGCATACGGTGATTTTGACAGCTCTACCTATAGCCAACTGATTGAGCCGCTTATTCAGGCTAAAAAAGAAAGTGCTGTTTCATCGATTATTGTTAAGTCAAAAAACCAATTAAGAACATTTTTTAATGATGGTACCGGCATTATTGCCACGTTTAACGATAATAAACTGGCTGGCTTTACTACCATTCGTTATATCAATGCTGGCGGCACATCGATACCAGTGCGCTGCACGGCCAATGGTGAAAGCAATAGCGGCTCAGAAATCATGTTTTTTGGTTCGGACGATGGCTATGTGTATCAGATGGATAAAGGTCCGTCATTTGATGGCGGTGCGGTTGATGCTACTTTTGTACTGGTTTATAACAATCTTAAAACCCCAAGTTACGATAAACAATTTAAAAAGGTTGTTATCGAAGCTGATGGTTCGTCAGGCACAAGCATTGAATACAATGTATTATTAGATTACAGCTCGGGCCGCGCCCCCGCAGGTATCACCCTGCAAGAAACCCTCGCCGCCGGTGGTGCATATTGGAATGATGCAGTTTGGAATGCCTTTAACTGGGCGGCAGAAGATGTTACACAGATCGAGGGTAACATCGATGGCGTAGGCAGGAATATCGGCCTTCAAATTTCATCATCTGGAACTTATGTAGAACCGCACACCCTTTATGGTGTTACCTATCATTACATCAAACGTAAACTGGTGAGATAAATGGCTAATCGATTTTGGAACTTCGTAGTAACTTTTACCGCCGGCACCCTGGCTAAAGCTGAGGACGTTAATACAAACCTTTCCGGTATTAATACC